CCGCAGATAAGGCAAGCGCCCTTCTTGCTCTCAGATTAACTGGAACTGGATACAGTGGTGCCACTTTTGACGCAGACTCTTTTGTTACTCAAACAGTTGCGACAGGTTCAACCGCTGTTGCAAGAGTCGTAAGTTATGATCAGTCTACTGGAGTCCTGAAGGTATGGCAAGATAGAACTCAATCAGGATTTAGTACTGTAGGGGCAGCAATTACGAATCCACAATATGGATTTGACCAAGTTGACTTTACTGCATCTCCAACTGGAGATGGCTCTCTTACAGTTAATGGTGGTTCTGTCTCTGAAGGATTGACAATTGACAGCACTTTTACAGGTGTATCAACCGTAATAAATAATAGGACCTACTACCTTGGTCAATCATTTACTAATGGTATTGCGAATCCTGAAGTTGCAAAATACTCAGGCAACATAATCTATGTTGACAATAGACCATCTGTGACAAGATCAACTAATCAAAAAGAAGACATCAAGGTTATATTACAATTCTAATAAGGAATTATGTCGCAAATCACCAATCTCAATGTTGCTCCATATTATGATGATTTTGATCCAACGGACAACTATCATAGAGTATTGTTCAAACCTGGATATCCTGTTCAGGCAAGAGAATTAACAACACTTCAATCTATTCTTCAGAATCAGATTGAAAGATTTGGGCAGCACTTTTTTAAGGAAGGCGCAAAAGTAATTCCTGGTAATACTGCATACAGTAGAAATTATTATGCAGTAGAACTAAATACAACTCATCAAGGTGTTCCAATTGACGCATATCTTGATCAGTTAATCGGTTTAAAAATCACTGGAAGAACTTCCGGTGTTACTGCAGTCGTTCAAAGCTATATCTCATCTTTAGACTCTGAAAGAGGTAATCCAACTCTTTATTTAAACTACTTGGGCTCTAGTACTCAGAATAATGAGACTCAGGTATTTGCTAATGGAGAAATCCTTACTGTTGAAGGAAATATTGTTAGTGGTCTTTTGGGTAATGAAATTATTGCTTCTGGTGAGGCATTTGCGTCCACCATTGCTGAAGAGGCAACCTCAACTGGTTCTGCATTCTCAATTTCTAATGGTGTTTACTTTATCAGAGGTCAGTTTGTAAACGTTGCAGACGAAACTCTGATTCTCGATCAATACACTAATTCCCCTTCTTATAGAATTGGTCTCTATGTTAATGAGGAAATTATCACTCCAGACCAAGATGAAACTCTAACTGATAATTCTCAAGGATTTAATAACTATGCTGCACCTGGTGCAGACAGACTTAAAGTCGATGTTTTTCTGTTCAAAAAAGCACTCACTGACTTTAATGACGAAAATTTTGTAGAACTCGCTGTTGTTGAAAATGGTATTTTAAGAACCACTCGAACAACTTCCGAATACTCAGTCATTAATAATGAACTTGCAAGAAGAACTCATGATGAGTCTGGAAATTACTATGTAAAACCATTTGTTGTTACTCCAACAGAATCTCTTAATGACGGAGAAGGAAATAGAGGTCTTTTAGCAGCAGATCAAGTTACTCCAGGTGGATCTGTACCTTCTGACGATTTAGCACTGTATCAAATCTCCCCAGGAAAAGCATATGTCAAGGGATATGAGATTGAGACTGTAGGAACCACAGTTCTTGATGCACCAAAACCAAGAACAACCAAAACAGTTAACAATCGATCAATTTTCTACAATACTGGTTCGACCATCAATCTGAATAGAGTATATGGAGCTCCTCTGGTTGGTTCTGGTAATACATATGTTCTTAGTCTGAGAGACGAAAGAGTTGGTTCGGTTGATGGTGCAGTTGGTGCTGCTCAAACAGAACCTGCTGGCGCTGAAATCGGTGTTGCAAGAGTCTATGACTTCAGACTTGAGTCTGGTTCATATAGCACTTCTAATGGCGATGTTAATCAGTGGGATATTTCCTTATTTGATGTACAGACAATAACTAAAATTACTCTGAATGAAAATACTACATTAACTACACCAGTATTTGTTGAAGGAACAAACAGTGGAGCGACTGGTTTCCTGAAGAATAGTATTTCTGATACTAATGTCATTGAACTCTATGAAACTTCTGGAGAGTTCACTAGATTTGAAGGATTTAAATTTGATGGTATTGACAATGGTAGAGTTGCTACAGCGATTACTGCATATGGCATCGGTGATGTTCAGTCAGTATATGGTAAAGTTGGCGTAGGAACAACTTTTGCTGCAGACGTTATTCCTTCTACTCAAGCAACCATCGGTATCGCCACTATTACTGCTGTAAATTCTGACGGCAATAGTACAGTTATCTCGGCAAATCCACAGTTCCCAGGTTTGGTAAGTGTTGGTGATTTGATTAGTTACACCAGTACAGATACTGCACAGAGTTTTACGGATCCAGTTTTTGCTACAGTTCAGTCAGTAGCCGATACAAGCATTGTAATTTCTGGTGTCACTACTGTTACTGGCATTTGTCAGGGAAGACTTCCAGAGACTGGAACAAGAATTGAAGTTACTGATATGAAAGTTCTTGCAACAAAACTTTCAGAATCAAGTGATGACACACTTTATACGACACTTCCAAAAGAAAATATTGAATCAGTTACCCTCAATGATTCTTTCATTAATCTTAGAAAATATGAAACTGTAAATATCACTGACAATGAGTTGTCTGCAGTGGTAAATGCAGGAACTAATGAAACATTCATGCCATTTGACGAGGAGAGATATTCTCTGATTAGATCTGATGGTTCAACTGAGGTTCTGACTGCTGACAAGTTCGCATTTGCAAATGGCGCAAAAGAACTTCAGATTTATAATCTGGGCACAAATGATATTGGCGCTCAATTAATCTATACGGTTAAGAAACTCAAACCTGTCGCGAAGAAAAAGAAAAAGAACAGAGTTAACTCGGTTATAATTGATAAATCCAATCTTGTAGGATCTGGAGTTGGAGCAACAACTCTGAATGATGGCCTTACTTACGGAAACTACGCTTATGGTACTAGGGTTCAGGATAAGAGAATATCTTTGAATGTTAGTGATGTTATTGAAATTCAGGCAATTTATGAGTCCGCAGATACAAGTCAAGCATCAGCACCAACTGTTATTATTGCATCTCTTTCTGGTCCACAAGGCGAAACTAGTGACCTTTTAGTTGGAGAAAGATTTGAAGGACTCACTAGTGGCGCTGTGGGCGTAGTTGCAGAAAAATTAACTGGCACTAAGATCTCTTATATTCCTAAAAATACTAATGCATTGATTGAGGGAGAGACTATAAGATTTGAAGAGACAAATATTGATGGAACGGTTTCAGTAGTAACTGAACCAAGTTTTAATGTCTCAAGCAACTATAAGTTCTCCACAGGTCAGAGAGGATCTTTCTATGGTGGTGGTTCTATCAATAGAAAAGATGGTATTGATCCAGCTTCAAAACAACTGAAAGTTTACTTTACTAATGGGTATTTTGAAGCAGCAGACTCTGGAGATATTGTCACAACAAATTCATATTCTGAATTTGATTACACAAAAGATATTAGGACTGTTGATGGTTTTAGAAACACTGACATTATTGATATTAGACCTAAGACTTCCAATTATACAGTAACTGAAGGTGCTAGATCTCCATTTGAATTCTATGGAAGATCATTTAATGGAGCAGGAAATTCTTCTAGTGTCCTTTCTTCTGATAATTCATTTGATATATCATTTGCATATTATCTCCCAAGAATTGATAGAATTTTCTTAACTCAGAGTGGTAAGTTCCAAGTGCAATATGGAACTCCATCTGAAAAATTAGAAAGACCACTTGCTGTTGATGATGCTATTGAAGTTGCAACCGCAACTCTACCAGCATATCTTTATGATATGTCTCAGATTAAGTTGGACTTTCTCCAGCATAAGAGATATCAGATGCGTGATATCAAGAGACTGGAAGATAGAATCAGAAGTCTTGAATATTACACAGCATTATCTCTGCTTGAAACCAATACTTCAAGTTTCTTCATTCCTGATGGAGATGGTCTCAATAGATTTAAGTCTGGATTTTTTGTAGACAACTTCACTTCTTTGAACACCCAAGAAGAGTCTGTTCCATTTAAGAATAGTCTGGATTCCGAATTCAAGATTCTGAGACCTCAGCACTATACAAATGCCATTGACCTTATTCAAGGTCCAGTTGTAAATGTAGATGCATCCTCTGATTTATCTACCGCACAACCAGAGGGTGTCAATATTAGAAAGACAAGTGATGTTATTACTCTAGATTATGCTGAGGTTGAGTGGTTAAAACAAACCTTTGCTACTAGAACCGAAAGTGTAACTCCTTTCCTTGTAAGTTTCTGGCAGGGAAGTCTTGAGTTGACTCCAGCAACTGATACTTGGGTTGATACAGTAAGACTTGAAGCGAAGATTATTGACGTTGAGGGTGATTATGAGCAAGTAATGGCAAGAGCAGTTGATGAGCAAGGTGTTGACCCTCAAACTGGATTTGCTCCTACTATCTGGAATGCTTGGGAAACCAATTGGACTGGTAGAGACGTAATTGAGACTACAAGAACCAGAACTCAAAGAGTTCCCAGAGTAGTTCACCGTGGTCCTCGTGGAAGAGCATTAACGGGTTCACGCCAGAGAAATGTTAATGCTGATATTATTGAAGATACTTTCCGTGAGGTAAGAGACACTGGAGTTATGTCCAGAACTGGTTCTAGAACCATTGTTACCGAACAATTTGATAGAACTTCTGTTGGCGATAGAGTCGTAAGCAGAAATGTTGTTCCTTATATGAGATCTAGAAACATTCAGTTTGAAGCGAAGAAACTCAAGCCTCTGACGAGACTGTATGCTTTCTTTGATAATTCTAATGTAACTAAGTTCTGTGTTCCTAAGTTGTTAGAAATTTCTATGACAACAGGGACATTTGAGGTTGGAGAAACTGTTGTTGGTACTATGATCAACGCGGGTACTGGTCCTGTAAACGTAAATTCTCCAAAAATTACCTTCAGAGTTGCTCAGGCAAATCATAAAGAAGGCCCATATGATTCTCCAGATAGAGTGTATCGTCAAAGTCCATATAACTCCCAACCAATGGGAGAAACATATTCTTCAACGTCTACAATTTTGAATGTGGACACATTCTCTCTTGCAAATCAAGTACAAGGCGATTTCTTTGGTTATGTTGAGAGAAACATGACTCTGGTTGGTAAGACTAGTGGTGCTCAAGCAACAATTACTGATGTAAAATTAATTTCTGATATTGGAGCAGCACTTCAAGGTAGTTTCTTTATCCCAGATCCAAATGTAAATACAAATCCAAGATTTGAAACCGGAACAAGAGTTCTTACGTTTATAAACAGCAGCACAAATAATCAAGAAACTGCAACAACTATTGCAGAAGAAGGTTACATTTCAAGCGGAACGATTGAAACTGTTCAAGAGAATATTGTTTCTGTTAGAAATGCTAGAATTCAAAACAAACTTGAATTTGAAGAACAAGCAGTTGCGAGAACAACTGGCACTCAGTTAGTTGGTAGTCGTACCATTGGAACAACTAGGGTCCAGCAGACAGTTTACTATTGGTATGATCCTCTGGCACAATCTTTCTTGGTTGATGATAATACTGGAGTTTATCTGACTAAGTGTGATGTTTTCTTCAGAACCAAAGATGACGCAGATGTTCCTGTAACCCTGCAGATTAGAACCATGAATAATGGTCTGCCCACCCAGAAGATTCTTCCTTTCTCTGAAGTAACACTGGATCCTGATCAGGTTAATCTCTCTGGAGACGGTTCAGTTCCTACTACATTTGAATTCAAGGCTCCAGTCTTCCTTGAAGGCGGAGGAACAGATTACGCTATCTGTATTGCTTCAAATTCTACAAAATATAGTGTCTATATCTCAAGAGTTGGTGAGAATGATCTGATTAGCGATACTTTCATCTCTA